ATCATCGTTATATATACCGGATATCCCCGATGTTACTTTTTGCATCTTGCCGTCTTTGTAGTTTCCTAACTGAAGCATATTAGCTAAAATAAGCCCGCCCAGCACATCTACAGAGCCATCTTTGATTGCCGATGTCAAATAAGACAGACTCTGGAATCTGGCATAAAACTTTTCATTATCATAAGGTGAAAGCGTCCAGTCAGTGGCCACAGTACCTCTTTCCAGTTTTAAATCACATATTACGGCGGTACCGGTTAACAACAGGGTGCTTTCACCGGAGAAGGTGAACCTGAGAATGTATTTTTCAAACTTTTCCGTTAACACTTGAGAAAAACGAAAAGCCCCCATCGCCACTGTTATATCCGTCCCCCTGGCACGAAAAGACAACACATATTTTTCATCCGGGATCATTCCTTTTATGTTTTGGGAGATCGCCCCTATTTCTGCAGAGTATCCTGAAGATGAAGCATCATCTTTCAAAACAGTGACAACACCCGACCAACTATTCAAAGGATTATTATACATTTCCGATGTGGAATACAGCATACTATCAGGATCCAACTCCTCATTCTCGTAATTACCCGTAAAGCCGGAATTAACGATAAGATTCACAGAGCCGACCTGCACAGCTTCCTGTATCTCATCGGGAAGATCGGAGAGATTAGCTGCACCAGTAGAACCATTTTTAATATGAAGAACTCCAGTTAGCTCATTACCACCAGGTTTCAATAGAGTCTCTGGCTTAGGGAGAATAAAAGAGTTAATGCCGACATACTGCTTAAAACTAGGAGAGTCAGGACCAACAGACGAAATCACTTGTACATTCATTAAGTCCGGATCCGACTCATGCCCGAATTGAACAATCACATCTCCTGGTTCCGGTATATCACTATCCGCAGCACATTCTGTTTTAGATAATCCAATATAATCCTCTCCAACATAAGAAACCAATCGCCAATAATATTTCTGTCGCCCACCGGAAAAAACCTCGCAACGTGCTAAAGCCCCAACAGTGAAGGCCTGATCAACTTCATACAATCCTTGGGCATTTCTATCACCAGGTTCAAAATAACAACGAAAATTATCATTTAACTCCTCAACTTTTGTGCATTGTATTCTAGCAGGAGACACGACTAGAGTTCCACCAACATGCTTTAGGCTTTCTATTAATAGTTCTTTAAATTCAGCACGCAAACGCACAAAGAGTCTGTCTATTTCCAATGTAGACTCACCCGTCACCGGATTACAATTCAAACGATACCCATGTCCTGATTCTCCTTCAGCATAATCTTCCGATGAGATTAAATCTGAAATCAGCCCCATTGCAAATTTAATATTTTCCTTAGCTGTATTATTAGAGAATGTATATGCCTGATCAGCATACCCAGCTTTCACCTTCTTGCCTGCAAGCAATAAGTACTCTGCAGTATATCCAAGCAGCTGTAACAAATCAATGTTATCATGGTGATGCCCAACACCGCCACCGCCACCATAATTTTTCGCAAGCCTTTCAACAACAAAATCGCTTAATGAACCAAGCGTAGTTGCATTCCAATTTTCCGAATAAGGATCCTGGACAGGAAACAGTGCCCCCTCGGACAATGGTAGGCGAGGAAATTCAATAAGTCGAGGGGGCACTGTAAAAGAACCGACTTCAGGCACTACGATTTCAAGTGCACCGGTAGGGACATCGGCCCTCTGAAGGTTCAGGAAGGGTTTAGCATCAGCGAATTTATAAGTAAAAGTATAGTTGCTTGGTAGCTCCTTATCCGTATATGTCACATTACTTTCTACAACAATAATTGAACGGATATAAGAACCGGTATATAAATATTTCTTCAAAGACGGGAAAAAGTCAAGTAGCCAGGCACGTTCTTTCCTGTTCAGATATCCCGTATCTTTTTGAAATTTACGAGCTGTATCGACACGGTATTCAAGGGAAACATCATCAATCTCTGCAATATTATGCGTATGCTCCCCAGTGAAAGCCGTAGAACCATACGCACGAAATGTATCAATACCACCAAGTGAGTTCTCAAATAACACCCATTGCTCGGTTTCAGATTTCATATCTGAAGCATAATACCGTTGAGTATATGACAGTCGCTCCCCTCCCACATCTTCAACCCACACATCGTAATAAGCTGGCATCTTATTACCGAGTTTTTCAGCAACAGAAGCATACTGTAAAGGGATCGTATAAGCCTTGCCTTCAGTTAGATCGGCCAAAGTTATCTCGCTTTGCGAAATGACTGCAGCTGATTCATCCGTGAAATAAGCATGAAGCTTTACCTGGCATTCCCGAACAGCATAATATGTTAGAAATTCAGGAGAGTAATATGTAACAGGTTTAACATTCGGTTGCCAAGTCAGAAAGTTCCGGATTAGGAAATTCGATGGTGTTTCAGCAAGCATATCAACTCCACAACGAACAGCAGTAAACTCTACTTCAGTACCCGAAATCTGGGCTATGAAGGCAGATACAATCTTCGTCTGTTCGTATACAATTGAAGTATTACTGAACAGGAAAGACAAACGGTCATGGATAATATCCCGAATATTAATAATAACGATACCATCCGCACCCGGCTCATAACTCCGAGCCACAATCTCCTCACCTCCCTGCAAGAGTCTAAAGGAGATTGTAGTAGTAGTGCCAATGCGGAATTCCTTGATATTTCCACTCAATGATAATGGATCAGGTTGTTGGAGAATAGTCATAACTCTTCTTTTTTCCTGTAAAATTAGCTCAAGCACCTATCAGACTAAAGGACAATAATTGCATCAATAAGGAGTCTTAATAGGACGGAGTCTAGCCACGACACGGTAATAGCGTCGCTTATTATCTCTGCCATCCTGATAATGAGCAAAAGATCGCTCATAATAATATCCACCCGCAGCAACTTGTTCTTTCGTAGGAAATGGAGGATAAATATACGGCAGTTTATTCGTGCCTCTAGTATCCCCAAACTTAACTAGTTCCGCATGATAGTCCGATTCTGATATTTCATAAGAGTTCCTGTCAATGCTCCAGCAATTAGCGTCGTTAGGAAGAGGGAAGCGAGAATCTTCCGCTGGTGCAGTTTGTACAGGCTCGTACAATCGAGTCGTATAGAAACTTGATTCGATAGGTTCATTATTCCCTCCTATGGAATATTTTAGTTTATCAATAAATAGCTCCTGCCCATCTATTATCACTTTCCGATGAGCTGGGATATTCATCTTTTGGTGGTCAGAAAGTAAGATATCTCCCTTAACTGGATGCATTGAATTACGTAATAAATTGTCATAAGTACGATAGAACCTTTCAAAGATGCCATCAGGTCCATTATACAGCAAAGAGTAATCTGCAAATCTTACGTTATTATAGGTATAATTGGTATTTGTCCCAATGCAATATCCATCAGTATATTTATAAACCAGAGACAGCATAGGGGCCTGATCCTTATTAGAGGCAATTTCTTCCTCCTGATTATTATCGTCCCCTTCATCATCAGAGGAACTATTGACTATTAAAGTAGAGTTCAAAGATCGGCCATCTCCAATAAAAGGCAGATAGACTAAAGTACGATTATCTCTAGCGGCAGAAGAATTACCAGAATCTCGCGACTCATGCAACAGATAAAACATAGCATCCGGACAGGTGATCTTTTTCTCTTTCAATGTCCCGCCTGCCATGTAAGGAATCGTAGCAGAAGATATTTTTTGTGTTTGCATAGAATAGTCCGAATATCCTACACGATAATAAGATCCTGACATCGGAGCCCAATATGCATTAGGATACTTAGCTTTTATGGCAGCGGTCGAATCATAAGTGTCCCCATCCGCAAGCATAGTCTCTGAAGATAGAACTACTTTTTGATATGTTGGAATATCAAATTCAAGTGGAGAAGTCAAACAGTTAGTTAGATCCGTTTCTGCTTTCATCTTAGCTATATCATCAAAAAACTCAATGGAAACAGTCCTATTAACTTCATCCGGAATAAACTCACATAGAAATTTCTTTCTAAAAACATCCAGGATCGTATTACACATGCAGTCCGGCACAAGATGAGAAAGCAGTATAGAACCATTCACTAGTGAATCAATCGTATTATTGATAAAAACCATACTTTTAAAAGGCTCTGTCATATCAAAGAAGTTTTCTTGTAACGTATAACCGAAATAAGAGAAAATACGTCTCAAGAGATAGGGAGCACGAATAAAAGGAGTCATATAATAGCCTGGATCCAGTTTGACGCTAATACCATCCACCTCTTCTATCCTTGAATAAGAATTATAGAAATCAAGTTTTCCGGCCGTATATCCTGTAATACCACCTGATGCATTCATAAACTCCATCTGGTTGATATAACGACGACTATTATCGAAATCAACGAATACAGGAAAAATTGCGAATTGAGTATTCTCATTCGCTACTAAAGACCTGCAGAAATCAATTCCCTGCTGAACCGTTTTCACTCCAGGTATTGTCTCTTCACCAAACATCTCTCTTAATGAAGCTTTAGATATTTGTGCCAGGAATGAACCTTCATTTAAATAAAAAGAAGTCGAAATTGTCTTTTTACGTTTGACTTTCAGTATTGCTTGCCTGCATGCCGAGAAATACTCGCCAGACGAGATAGTAGCCTGTATATCATCCGGAAGCTTACGAACACTAGTTATATCAGGATATCCTAAAGCTTCTTCGTTATAATCCGAGCTAGGTATATCAACAGGCAATGTTTGTTCTCCCCATTCATTAAAAAACAAATTAGGGCGTTCAACCTCAAGTTGCGTACCAGGAGTGAGCTGATAAGATTTACCAGTTTTTGAATTCGTGATTTTCATATTTTATCATTTTGATCCGATTTGACGACTACGATCCCGGAGTTCCTGCTTCCTTTCTAAATCTGTCAGCACGACGGAAGACTTTACCCCGTTCTCATTGATACCAATTATAGCATGAGCAAACTTCTCCATCAATTCCGGAGGTAGTGCTGCACCGCTTCCGTCATCTTTGGGAGTTCCGGATGAAGGAATAGGCTGTGAAATACTTCCACCTGAAGAAAAGCCTGCCATTTTTGACCGTATAACCTGGTTCAAGTCAAGTGTCCGAATAGTACCGGCTTGCTGCGACTTATCAATCATGTCAAGAATAGGACCAACCGTAGGATTGTCAACAGCTGCATTGCTAGCTACCCACTCTTTTGACTTGCCTGCCGGTCCTTCACCTACAATTACGGTTGGTTTATCAATAAACCCACGGGCATCCGGATCATAATCAGCACCTTTAAATAACTTGCCATCTTGAGCCCGGCGAACATCGATCTTACCACCGGACTCACGACCACTCGCAACACGTTGTCCAGATCCTTTTGAAGAACTACTTCCACCGGAAAGAGTCATGTTCTTAACCTTTTGCCGTTCTGCATTGGCAGAAGCAAGTTGAGCAATACCTGTTATACCCATAAGCGCAGCAGCTATAGGACCGGCAATCGGGCCTAAATCGGCAATGGCTTTCATTATTGCAACAGCTGTATCAGCGATAATTTGAGACGCTTTAATGGCAAAGTTGACATCTGCGTATTTCTTCTCAATATCCAGTTTCTTCTGTGCCTTTTCCTTCTCTAGGCGTTCAACTTCTTCGGCATTTCCCTGCGCCGCTTCGATTTCGGCATCATACTTAGCATCCACATTATCCATTTCGGCTTGCTGAAGTGCTTGTACAGCTCCGGAGAATAAGTCTAAGTAGTAATCGAACTGCTTTTTAAATGAATCACGTTTCAGGTTCTGAACGGCCTTCTCATGTTCCTCTTCAGAAAGCGTTTTATTATCAAGATACTCCTGCAGTTGTTGGAGCTGCAGATCATATTGCAGCTTTTGATTCAGAAGTCCATACTGATTTCGAATCTGATTGATACGATTCTCGCTATCTTGAACTAACTGTAGCTTTGCTTTCTCGTAAGCAGCATCAAGTTCTTTCGTTTCAAGATTCTCTTTTTCCGCAAGCTTTTTACGGGCTTGATAAGATGCATCCAGCACCTTCATTTGCGCCTGCAGATCCTCCTCAACAGTAGTGAGTTTAAACTGACTTTTAAAATCTTTAGTCAGATCATTCATTTTCGTCTGGATGGCAGCACGAGCATTAGCTGCATCCTGATCAGCCGATAACACTGCAGCATTAGCTTGTTTTACGGCATCAGATTTCAGTTTCCCATTCTTTAATTCAAGGTCATTGACATCATTCAAATACCGCTGTTCAATAGCTAATCTTGTTTCTGCACTCGAAGAAGTCAAAGAGAGCGTTAGCATCTCATACTGTTCACGAGTAATATGTTTGGCCGCAAGTTCATTAGTGAGGAACATTTTCTGCTCTGCAGTTACCGTTTTCTCTTTTTCCAAATCTTCCTGACGCAATTTATTCAGAGCAGAAATCTTTTGCTTTTCCATTGCTTCTTCCGTATCGATCAGCTTAGACTTAGCATCTACGATTTGCTTTTGGTATTCAGATTTTTTGGCCGACTTTATAGCATTAGCCTCAAATTGCTCCAGTAATTTGATCCGCTTATTATAATAGTCCTGATCTGAATTAAGAATAGCCAGATTAATGTATTCTTCCGCTTGTTGCTTTTCTCTTCCGGTCAACCGGATCTGATTTATTTCCGCCTCATGATCTGACTCTTGGTTCTTGAGTGCAACAGCATTCGGATCCGACTTGTCTTTCTCGGCCGTCGACGTTGGGAAACGCTTATCATAGATTTCCTGTGCTATTTCCCGGTACTGATCTGCAGCATTTTTTTCATCCTTTAGCCATGCTGCCAGCATAGACTTGTTCATATTATTAAATCTAGCTTGAGCAGTTGTTAAATCTTCCTGTGACTTAATCTTATCTTTGACAATTTTCTCTATACCGTCTCCAGATATTATGTCGAGTTGCGCATTGATACCCGCTAGTTCTGTCTTTAATGCTTCAATTCTTGCCGCATTAGCATTTTTTTCTACATCAGTCATCTCGCGCATACCTTGATCCTGAGTATTCCCATATCCTGTTCCACCGGCCCAAACTGTCCCTTTTCCATTTTGAATTATCAGTGAGTCCATTTCTGCCTGCGCTTTTTCTCTCTGCGATTGCAGATTTTTAATTTCTTCTTTATGAATAAAATTCAGACGAGCTTTCTCAGCTTCTATGTAATCATACACTTTCTGTGTATTAATAGAAATAACATCCCCATATTGATTCCATTCAGAAATGGCAGAAGGAACAATACTAGATATACGCTCGATCAAGGAGTTTAGTTCCTTTTGTTCTTCAGCGTTAAGATCAACTTTTCCAGCAAGTTCTTCATAGCGTTTTGTCATCCCAGGAAGAGTTGTTTCTAAATCAACAACCTTCTCTAATTGGTTCTCAAAAGCATCTGACAGAGGCTCAAATACTTTCGTTACATCTCCAACGAAGTTCGTAGCCCAAGAAAGTCCCTTTTTGAAAAAGCCTTCCATTCGCTTACCAATCGTATTCCATAGATTATCTAAAGTATCCTTAAGATTCGACTCCATTCCCTCAAGTTCTTTCATTTGAACAGCCATCGATCCGGAAATGCCATCCAATTTCCCTAAACTTAGCAGATAACTCTTTATCGCTTCTTCAGTGTTCTGCACTTCAGTAGTAACCCCTCGGAAAGTGTACTTCACAGTATTCCCGCTCTTACTTGCCTTGATACCAAATTCTTTCAAACGCTCATTTTCTCCAGTCATAGCATCCAATATGGCCTCAATAAGCTGATCCACACTTTTGCCCTGTGATGCTGCCAAGTCACCCATATTGGTCAACTCTGAAGTAGTAGGCTTAATACCCCTATTAATAAGTTTGATATAAGCCTCCGTCCATTCCTGCAGAGAACCCGGCGTATCTGCAGCTAATTGCTGTAGCATCTTCATTGCTGCAGCAGCTTTCTCCTGTGACTGCAAAGTATTCCGGAGCACGGCTTCATACTTAGCAAACTCTTTCCGGGTTGAGTATGCATTTTGAGCTATATCTTTTAAATACCCTGCCAACTTCACTGTAATAAATGCCACTGCAATGGCTTTTAGCTTCCCTATCGCAGATTCCATCGTCCCGAATTCAGCTTTGATATTCTTACCGGATCCCTTCAATTCTGTTATCCGGTTACGTACCTCACCCAGCCTCTTACTAAGTTTTGCATATTCTTCCGGATCCGCAGATTCTGACATATCATCAAGCGTAGCAGCTAACTCCTTAGCCACCTTCTTTAATTGCCGTCCGGTCATGGCATTGACATCCAGTGACCTGGTTAATGCTCCAATTTTTTTATTATTATCAGTTATCTGCTTAGAAAGCGATTTGGCTTCTTTGTCCAGGTTCTGATACTCCTTAGTATTCTTTTTGCCTTGCGCTTCAAGTTCGATCATCGCAGTGCGACGTGCTTTCTCTTCCTTATTGAGCAGCTTTGTAACTTTGGTCAGTTCATGAATATCCCGCTGGGCCTGACTAGATTCAGCAGATACAATATACTTGATTTCGTCTTCCGACAAATGCTTCTTTCCCATATTACCAGTTTTGAGATTGTTCGTAGATTAATGCTTGCTCTAATTGCTCACGAATCTTATTTCTGATAGCTTCATTGTAGCCATAACGCAATTCAGGGAAAGTCTCATGATAAAGAACTCCCCATACCGTTCGATTGTACAAAGCCAGGTTGCTCCGGATATGGCGTGAAATTCGGTCGTCTCCCCGTCGATATCGAATATCAAGATAACGGAGATACGGAAAAATACGAATAAAGTATTCTTGTTTACCTTCGGACTCCTGGATAGTGAACGGTCTACGCTGCAGGTTTGACAACAGTCGGCCTGAACGGGTATTCAGGTAAGTACGGACGACATTCTCTTGAGTCTGATAAATGAGATTGATACCTTGAGAAATTGTATCATGCACAAATCGCTGTTTGACTAAATCTTCTGAAATCATATTCGCTGTTATTTTTAGCGAATGTACTAAGGGAAAGAAGGAAGGTAAAGGACAAAAAAATCCGGAGAGGAACAGCTTCACTCTCCGGAATTTGATTATTTATTATTCTTTAGTTCAAGCATCCACCGAAAATCACATCCCGATGCTCCGGGACGGTTTTGGAACTTGAAGCCGGCGTCCGTCATAGCTTTAAATATATCATCTTTCGATATTTCGGCCGCCGGATCCAGTTTTTTTATAGATTGATAAACTTCATCGGTTGTAAACCAGTGTGTTGTATGCCGGGCGTCCCACGCTGGCTTAAAAGTAGCCTGCAGAGCAGCAATATAAACACTAACATTCGTAACGTTTGCTTCTTGGTCTTTCATGCTATTTTTCCTTTCTTTATTACTTTCCCATCTTTTATCACCGAGAAGGGAGGGATTTTAATATTTTCCTCGAGCATCTTAGCTTGAGATAATATGACTTCTGATTGCATACGCAAAAGTTTAAGCACCTCATCCGAGACAAATACAGTTTTTCCTTTCTCATTCATATCTCACCTCCTTTCTGGCTCTTCTTTGCCCGATAAACACAATAAGCAGCCACCAATAAAAGAGGAAAGAAGATCAAACCGAAACTAGTAAATCCAATTGCTCGGAAATACCAACGGTCAGAAGTAGTACGTACTTCACAATCAGGAGCTAAAGCACTATAATAACGGCTTTGCAGATTATTTACTTGCTCTGTTAGAGCTTTGACTTTGCTAGCGACATTGATGTCGGGAGCAGACACGATTGGCGTGTTGAGAATTTCAGTTTTCATAACTGTAGATGTTTAGCATTTCGGCAATTATAGAACACAAGAACGGCCGCCGTTTCCCGTGTCGCTAAACATCTACAGATTTCCGCCCGAAAGCAAAAGTGTAATGGGGAAAGGCAGCCGCCTATTTCGTATGTATTATTCTCCCAAAAATCAGGAAAACGATTGGTTAGGGCATAAAAAAAGCCCTCGAATTTCGTGAGCATTAACCGAAGCTCGCGGTACGGATAACACTCCGCAGATGTTTAGCACTGCAAATATGGATATTATTTTTGAATCTGCAAAAAGATAATCTATTTTTTATCGTAACATTCAATTATATCTTTCAACTCCTTGGCAAAAGAATATATATCATCCAGACTGCTTATTTCATGTTTTGTTTCTTTCTTATTCTCATCAAAGGTAGATATATATTTTTTCGACAGACTATTAAAATACATACGACATATAGGTTTTCTATTATTATCGTCAAGTAATATAGCAAAATATGTTTGCGCATCACGATATACGACTCTAGAAATATCAACAACTGGACGAAGTATCGATTTTACAATCATATAACTTTCAATTTCTTCTTCGGTAGTGATAATTTTGTTATCCTCCACAGAAGAGGATTCTGTCAGTTCTAAAGATTCTCCTTGATTATCCTTCTTTTCTACGTCAGCTTCCGTCTTCAAAGCTGATTTCAAGCGTTCCGAAATCAAATCATTAACATATGTACTGATTGATTTCTTTGTTAAAGAAGTAAATTGATCAAGAATTTTAGCCGTAATAACTCCATCATACACCTGTTTCGCAAAATACCTAACAAAGTCTGGTGAAGGATTTACAAATTCTTTTGCAATAATAGTTTTTAGTTCACCTGTATACTTCAACTCACTAGCCGAACTTAGTACATTATCAACATCAAAATAAGATTTATGAAACTTCTTCAATTCTTCAACCTGGTTATCCTTCAAATCAGTAATGTCTACTTCTAAGAATGGCTTTTCATCCATCTTATTAAGTTCAATCAAATCCGTATAAAAACGATAAATAATCCCGTTAGTCAATAAACCAAATTTCGCTTTAGATACATTAAAGTAACGTATAAGTTGATTATCATGCAAATTAAGGTCTTGTGCCCAATGTTTACATTCAATAAGAAGTACCGGTTCACCATCTTTCATGATTGCATAGTCTATTTTTTCTCCCTTTTTCATTGCAATATCGCAAGTCATTTCCGGAACAACTTCTAATGGGTTGAATACATCATAGCCTAAAGCATTAATAAATGGCATGATGAATGCATTTTTTGTTGCTTCCTCAGTAAGAATGTTCTCCTTTAGTTTTAAAACTCGTTCGGAGAGCTGTTTAATGCTGTCTTTAAAATCCATAGTATTATAAATAAAATCTTCTGGCAGCATGCGCCCACTGATAATTGCTCCAGAACCTGATATTCTCAGATTACACGCTGACAGAAGATTCAAAATAAATTATTTTGGGCACTCCAAAAATGGTGATAATATTTGAAAGCACAAAAGAAAAGAGCACTTATTTTCGAATAGCCATACCCGAAATAATTATACGATGTGAATCCAATTGTACTTTGAGATTGATAACCCCATTAGCACCAATCTCTTTCAGTGTATTTACCATTCGCTCCATAGCCACATCAAGACTAGGTGTTACATATACATTTTTTCCTGTATATTGACTTTTGTCAATACCAACATACATATCATCACCACTACTCTTATTGGATTTTCGAGTAGTTTTTGGCTCTTTCCCCTTTTTCATCCATCCTCCGACCTCTGTAATAGATACACTACCCAAGGTTTTATAATCAAAGGAAACAGAATTAGATTCTGTAACATAAATCCCCCTACTTGTGAGTTGAGAATAATCAAGAAAAGAAGAAAATCCATAAGGCTCCGGCATTTTGGGAGTTACACAAGCCGCAAATAACCAAATAGTTAAAATTAAAAATACTACTTTTTTCATCTTGTATGTTTCCTTATTTTAAGATTAAAGACTATTGTTTACACCATTATCTTCATCTCCACATTCTTCATAGAGCTTTTTTAATTCAGCTTTTTTATAATCAAACAGTTTCATTTTACAATCCACATATTCATGAAATGTATTATTGATTAATTTCCACCAATCTATAAAACTCCAATATTCCCACTTACATTAGTAGTATCATAAATCATAATTAAAAATTTTATTTATTCCGTTGTAGATATCACACTATCCGCTTTATCAATAAACTTTTCCACCGAAGGAATGAGCGCAGTAAGAGTCTCATTATCAACAGATTTTTCTACCAGATATTCCCTTAAGGAGTCTAAACCACAGTTATAATTTAATATTTCAAATTTTCTTTCTGGAATATCTTCTACTACTTCTTTTATCTTTATTATACCTGTAGATCTCAATGCTATAAAATAACCATAAAAATATTTTTTGTTTTCCTCATCAGCCACAAGAGAGCTAAAACTATTGAGTAAGAAATACCTGCCCTTATCTTTTGCTAATTTTAACGCATATAATAATAAAGAGCCGAATAGTGAACCATTTTCAAATATGCTTTTAGCCTGTTTTTTAGATAGGTCATTATCATCATTTTCATCTTTTACATCTGAAGTAAATGCCATATTTTGAAATCCTTCTTTTATCTCTTTTAAATCATCTCTCAATAAATGCCAGTTTTCTGTTTTATTTTGGACTTCTGTTATTAAATCAGACAAACTTGCTACTGAGTCATCCACATGCTTTGAAATTTCCTTCATTACTTCTGTGGATTCCTTAATCTTTTGAGGAGTTTCCTTCAAATTGTCATAGATTCCTTCAAACTTACTAGATGCATTATCCATTCTTTGTATTGAGGAATCAATCTTACCTGGTACATCACTTATTTCATCATGCACATCTCTAAATTTATGCAGAAGATTATTTATCGACTCACCAGATACTACAGACATTATAATAGCAATAACCGATAAAATTATAGATGATATTGTAGATGCGAACGTAAACTGATCAGCCAAAACTTTATTCCCACAATTTGCAACAGTAAACTGAACAATAAGAAAAAAAGCGATAATTATTATAGCACACCACAACATAATTCGATGTTTTTGTAGCTTAACTACTTCATCAGACAAACGAGGATCTTTTTTCTCTTTTTCCATAATCGTACCTATTTTATGTTATTACTATTTTAAAAATCAACTCCTCATACCGTGTGCCAACCGGAACCACCCGGAATCCGATTTTACGGATTACACGATATGAGGAGTTGAAAATGTGGTTTTTACTTGGCAAAAACAAAGATAGTCAAGAAAAACGAAACAATCCAAAAATATTTTGACTTTTTTATCAAGATAATGCAGAAGCTGCATTATTCAATTTATCAGCAACATCTTTCAGCGCATCAGATAAAATTTTTAATTCCTTTTCTGTAAAGGTCACCACTTTACCATGCACCTCATTTCCATTAATACGTTGATGTAGCCAAGAAGCGGATTTATCAAAGTATTGCTTGGCAAATTCAGAGACAGAGATGAACGGAAGCACTCCGGATAAGATCTTTCGCACTTCAATCTGTCTTTTCATCTTTTTAGCGTCTTCAACCACTTGGTGAATCCGAGCAAAATCTTCATCAATAGCCGCTTGCAATTCCTTTTGGTCTTCCGGTTGTAACGAATCAAAGAAACGGTCCATCTCTTGTTCCGCTTTTTCACGATCATCACCTTTAGCCTGGAGGCATGCTGCTTTTAATCTGAAAAAATCTTCTTTTACTCCCATCTTACATAATTTTTAAATAAAACAAAATAATGAAGAAGATGAGCTCCCTACCCCGTCGAGTAGGGAACTCTTTTTCTACCGAGCAGATAACCTTTGTATCTCAAGCTTGAGATATTCAATTTCTGCATCGAGTACCGCTTTTCTATAACCGTGCCCAATGAGACGGTTATAATTTCGGAGGTAGTAGTTAAGATTTTCAATTAACTCATCTACCCGCGCTTTTAGCGCTTCTTCATCAGTCATTCAAAGAGCTCTTTTGTTTGACACTACAAAGATAAAGAAATTGTTATCACAAACAAAATTTCTGATAACAATTTCTTTATCGAATTAATTATTTAACAGTTATATATCCAAAATCTATTAAATCTTCAATAAAATTATCCGGAGAATCGGCGCGAATAACGTTTCCTGTTTGGTCGTGATATCGGTCAGCAAAGTTGAACATATATTCCTGATCCGTACATTCGGAATCAAAACGGCTGCCTACACGAAGTTTGGTTACAAAATCTGCAGCGCAGGTGGCGGTTATTGTTCCGCCATCCTGCAATAAGTAATTTCTATTATTCATTATCTACTAAGTTTTTTAGTTCTAAGTTTAAAGTATGTTTTTTGGTCGTTAGTCAAGAAAGGCAAGTTCTGAAGCGTTGTTCCTGTTTCAACTTTCGCCTGTTGCGCAAAGGTAATCATTCGACCTAAAAAAAGAACCCAGTTGCTAATCTTTGTGAAGTTCGTTGAGCCTCCGTGTTGGCGAAATTCCACCGTCCGGTGGCGGGCGTAAGCTTCAAGGTTTACTTTGTGGTAGCGGTCGTTTCCAAACGCTGCCCGAAGGTTGCTCACCGTGTTCGCCTCTAGAATTCTTCTTTCCGAAATACCGCTTAAGCTTTTGCAGTAGTGGTTGTTTCTACGGCTCGTCGGCATGAAAGCGTTTATCACGTTTTCTATATTTTTGTAGCTCAATGCTAGGTTTTTCCAAGTGTTCATTGTGAAATCCGCTGCATCCATATGAACGTGCAGTCCGCAGGATTCGTTTACTTTTACGTCGCAAAAATCAAGTACCCAACATACTTTCTCAAGCTCTCTCAATCCGCTTTCCCCTTCCAATATTGGACTTACCAATTCAAAAGTATTGTTTCCGTAAAGGCTTCCGTCCGTTACCAGTTTCCAGTGTGAACTTGTTGTGTGGTTATATCCTTCAACCGCTACGTTTATTCCGGCTTCCTGAAGTTCGCGAGCAAGGCGTTCGCGAGTGCAGTTGTATGCTTCGATCTCAATTCCAAAGCGGCGGTTAAAAGTATAGTCCATTTCAGGTGAAAAATCGGTTGTGCTGGTTGCAGGAGCAAAGGTTCCAGCCTCAAGCATCTTTTTATATACGTTTTGTACAAAACCGTAATTTCCGTTTGTTACAAGGTCTGCAACCTGGCGGCGGGTTAATCCTAAAAGAAGCAATTGTTGTATCTTGCTAGTCTTTGTTATTCTCTGGTTTAAAATGTTAGTAATTTGCTCGTTCATAATGCTTTATCCTTTATTTTTGTACTTCAAAGATAACACAATAAGCCCGGACAACGCAGCAATAACCCGTTTATTATCAAGTGATTAGCTTTGTTTAGCTTGAGCTAAAATAGGATACAAAAAGGTCTGAAATAATCATATTCCAGACCTTTTTGTAATTTAATTTATTAGTTAGAAAACAGATATACTATCTCCGTTATCCATCAGCATTGTATTACCGTAAATACATACAACTTTTGAGGTACATACAGTCCATTCGTAACCATCGCAAGTGTATATTTTCTTCTGGTAAGTAACTTTTTGTCCTTTTTTGTAATTCTTCTTTTCAAACATGGCTTATTATCTTTTTATTATTGTACAGCTAAGATAACACTATAAGCTTGAACAACGTAGCAATAAACAGATTATTATCAACCACTTAGCTTTGTTTAGCTTGAGCTAAAACAGGATTAAAGTAATATGAAAAGTTAAACTAATTATAGCACTATACAAAGGAAAAAGGTACTGCTTATTTCTTCAATCGTACTATGATCACTAGTATAATTACGATGATACAGATAATAACAGTGTCTTTATGTAAATCCCACCATGAAAGTTCTACTATCTTCTCCTTTTGGCTCAATATAGCATCGACCTTATTACTAAGAGTATCCAACTGACTAGAGAAGTGCTGCATGGTAATAGATAATGTTTCATCAATTTCAGTCCTTTCCTGTTCTTGCTTAGAAGCTTTAGTTGTACTTTCTTTGACTACGTGCTGTTTACCGGTTGAATCCGGTGCTGAAAGATAAACAGTCGTATTCTCAATCTTCAGATCACTCAACCGGTCATTCACAATCTTCGTTTGCTTACTTAACCCTATGCGCAATTCTTCCATTACCTTCCGTAGATATTGAAAGTCTCCGGAGTAATCCACCTGCTTATGCGTCTCAATATTGCGAGAAGACTTACAGGAACACAAATATAATGCTGACATCAGCAATATGATAATGTAGATTAATCGCTTCATGGCCGGATAACTGTATTACGCAAGAAATTAGAAAATTCACTCCTGACATCAAAGCAGGGACAAGCCTTAATGTATTCTCCAGACTCTACCTCACCACTTCCATCCAAGTCCGGTGAAGTATCGCGATGGCCGAGAACTTCAATAATCGAATACTCCTTACAGAGCTTTGCCACCAATTCACGCAAACTAGCTTTTTGAGCCGGTGTCCGTGTATCAGCAGGTTTCCCGTTTGTATCCAGTCCGCCAATATAACACACACCAACGGAATGTTTATTATACGATGTAGTAGAAAAGCCCTTCGTATTGCAATGCGCACCGTCAATGGAAAGCGGACGCCCATTCTCTACCATTCCATCCAGGTCGATCACATAATTATAGCCTATTTGGTTGAATCCCCTTGCCCGATGCATCCGGTCAAGATCCTTTGCACGTAAATCCTGTCCGGCATGTGTGGCCGAACAATGAATGATAATAGCATCAATTTCCTTCATTTTGTTTCCTCCTCCTTTTTATTGAATAACTTGTTTTCAAGCCTATTAAAGCGGTCCGTTATGTAAACGGAGACTCCAAACACAGCTCCGGCATAAAGCAGACATTGAGCAAAGAGCCACAACACACTATCATGTATCTCACCGTGAGACATGATAAATCCTGCAACAGCTAAAGCAGAACCTAATACTAGCATGCCAATAGCACTACCATATTGAATAGCTTCTTTTGTATCACGTTTCATCTTATCAATATTTACAGATTTTATACATTACGATTAATCAAACGCTTTATATCAAATAAATCGCTTCCTTCCCTTTCGAACATCATCGTCCAGCCAATAGAGGCAAATTCTTTTGCCACAAATGGGCGAATCTGGCATGATCCGGACAACTCTTTTAGCCAGGGAGTACTTCTCTGATCAGAGGTCATCGCAACTCGTAGCTGTTGCAGCATGGCGAGTGTACGCTTTGATTGTATCGCTTCCTCTATCAAGTCCATTTCGGCAGATTTTGCAGCGATGGTAACGGCCATTTGCACTTCATCCTGAATGCTATTCTTCTGATCACGTTTAGACATAATATCACCAATCTCCACAAACAAATAGGTTCCAGAGAGAATACGATCAACATTCTGTTTGACCGAATCGAAACTCTGCCCAAAAATATAGTAGTCTAATCCCTGGATCCGGGAAGAGTTAGACAAACTTTTAATTTCCTCCTGTATTGCGACGTATTCAGGAAGTTCACTTCGTCCTTTTGAAAAGAGCTCAATCACCTTACTATGATTCGGGAATTGAGCGTAATATTTGAGAATCTCAAAAATCATATTATCTGTTTTATTAATGAAATTGGTAACCCCGTATTTTTAGCGATATCCACAACGGGTATTTCTGCAAAATTCATGCTTCGTACCGTTTCTATCAGTTTCTTACGTAAAATTGTAAGGTACTTGATTATATTCATTTGCTCAATTGCTGAAATATCCCCTAGTCCATCATTACTCAAATTATAAAGCGATTCAAGTGCACCAGTCGTTATAAGACTTTTCTTTTCGCTCTCACCTGCAATCAGGATCCGAAATTGTGTAGTCGTAAACAGATAGTTGACAAATGATGAAAAATTGAATGCAATACTCTGCAATGTTGCATCAGGTAACTTTTCAAATGATTTAGCCAAGGAATGTGCAGACTCCGAATCATATAGTCCTGGGTGGTATAAAATAGCAGCAAGTAACGGCAACATCTTTTGATCACATCCGAGCAGCGAACGAGCCTCTATGAATTGTAGAGCTGTTAGAGAACAAGTCAGTTGGCTAAAACTAGTATCAATAGTATATCCGGAAAACAGTTGTCCCTGAATAGAAACATACGGAATCAATTGGGCACAAAAGCAACCATTTAACACGAACTTATAATCCAACTTTGAAAGATAACGTGCAATTGATATATCCAGTCTCTCCGGAGGTGTTTTCTTGGCTTTTACATAGTCTTCCTTAGATAGATCCTGAAGAGCTGCATCCTGATCCGGATATGATATTCGAAAAATAAAATCTACTTGCTCTCCCAACCAGGCAAGATTAGACAGCGTATCTTCCCCCTTAGTCCGGACCAAGTTCCTCGGGCTCCAGCCCATTGCACGACAGATATGTTTAACCTGAAGCATAGCCGGTGAAAGTTCGCCTTTTGTGACTAGATCCATATCGGCCATGATACCCTCAAATAGTCCCGGAGTAAGTTCCTCCCAGGCATTGGGGATCGCAAATTTATTCTGATGTACATAGAACTCAATCATGGCATTAATTGTATTTTATCTTCAGGGTGATTAAAGGAAGTTTCTGTCTCAACATCGCTACTCTGTGGATCTGACAACAACAAGTCGATATCTTTAATCAAACTGTTGGCCTGATCTTGTAATTGGGCAGATAAAATAAGCAATCTCTCCTGTTCATCCTTTCCGGATCTACTCGCTTTTGAATCATCAAAAAGATTCCGGATAGTGGATGGGAACTCTAATATATCAAACCTGGTTAAAGCAACTGCTACCACTTTCTTTGCAAGTGCTCGATTAATCAATGATAAAACAGACGGCTTCTCATTTGCACGCTCAAGGTAACCAGTAAAATTCTCCTCCAGGACTTCAACCTGGATTGGGATACAGCGAAAGAAAAACAGATACGATAAATCAATGCAGTATAACAGGTCGAACTCTTCGGTTGTCTTTATCTGCAGTTTATCAAGCATTTTATAATACCTGGTATCTTCCCATCCCATATTTTTAGACTGATCAAGAAGTGCAATGAGAGAATCCATTGCATTATAATAATTCTCATAATAAGCTCTTCTTATAGCTTCCTGCTCGTACTTGTAAATATCAATAGCCGCTTTTCGTTTGCGAAGAACATCGAAAATCGTATCATTTGCCATGATGAGGTTAGCCAATGCTGTCCGAAGATAATCGTACATTTCGCTCTTCCCCTGTTCTATGATTTTTTCATATACAGGAACACTCACAATGTTTGCAATCCGTTTATAAGCAGTAACAGCATGGCTATTAAGCAATGCAAAGTTTGTATTTGCATCGATACCAGGAACAAACTCCGCAAATCCGGAAATGTCGGTAAATAAGTCTTTCAGTTTCATGATTGCTGTTTATTTAGTCGTTCATTAGGAGTTACTTCTTCTTGTCGGCTAGGCGTCTCACGATAAAAGCCAAAGCGGAATCCTTGTTTATATAGTTCTGGAAAGTTGATCTGAATAGCCATATTAAAGGGCTCTGAACAGATTTCATCATCCGGTGTAAGAGACATCAAGTAAATCAAATAATTGTAATATACATCCGCTCCGGATTTTGATATGACACCATCTTTAGAAACGCTCGAGATAGAAGAATCCAATCCAACCGATGACAAAAGAACTTCATCTGCACGCTTATCATAGGTAATAAGAGCATCAATATACTCTTTATATTTCAGGTCTAAGACCTCAAATTTCCAACGTTCTTCCTCGCTGGCCCCTGATTTAAAGCTGATAGTAGCATAAGCTTTTCCCTGATTATCTGCCCCAGAAAGATACTCACTAATATTGCGTAGTTCCTGCTTGAGGTATTTAAGAAAATACGATTCTTTATAGGTTGTTCCGATTTCAATCCCATTATAGGTCAGAAGAGGTTCGTTCTTTCTTTTTCGCTCCATATTCTCATTACATATTTTTGTAATTTGTGCACGCTTTGATTCAACCCACGCATTCGGGATAATGATATGAATCTTAGCGGCCAACGAATTTTTTAAGAAAGAGTTTATGTAATAAGCAGTATCATTTGAGCCTTTGATATAGGCTTTTGTCCCTTCATGAGTTTCATTTACGCCATAAAATTCACTAACCGATTTTTCGCGATGGTGAGATATTGCCGCCCATTTGATATTCCGAATGTCATTAATCACCAGGCGAGGATAAAACAAATATTTAGAAATGCCATAACTCCATCGCCCAACTGCAATATGAGTGAAGTCCTTATAATTGACCAACTCTGTAACAACATCTTTTTTCTGTGTTGCCAACCGGCATCGTCTGTTCTCCATCAACTCAAGACCAGCTACCGGCCGTTGTTCTCCGACACGGTTACCAAGCGTCATGCGCCATTTTACAAAGTAGTCACGAAAGTAATAGTAGTTCTTGATATTTCCCTTAGCTACTTCTTTGTAATCAGACTCCAGACCACGGTCTTTCCAGGATTCAAGCCAGGCTGTTATCTCCGGACAATCCACCCACTCCTTAACGAGCTTTCCGTCTTTTATGCTTTTGACGTATATAGCCGGGCCAAGCCCATAAAGCATATTAACCTGTTTGGTTATCAATCGAGGCAATAAACGGTTCTTCTTGATATCGTTCTCTACCTCTTCACACTTCATGTTATTAGCTCCACGTGCACACACATTAAACCCACCAATTGACTGCCAATTGTAGTCTGCAGGAAGAATTGTATTTGAATTAACGAAGCCCGGATCTTTCAGCCCTGCCGTGGGATTCGTACCTAATTGAAAGGAAATGACACTACCACTCTCTGCATAGTAACCATAATTTCCCAACATCTCTACACTATCACTCATAACCAGTCTATTTTATGCAATTTATATCCATCTTGAGGAAACCCCATGTAGCGAATAAGTATGCGATAGCACATTTTGGGATCACCGTTCCCATCATTAAAGAGAAAGAAGTTCTCACCATCAATACTGAACCGTTCTTCAGGAAGTTGCGTTCGGAATGTGCACCCCTCCCTCACTGCCAACCTTTCGGAAGCCTCTCCTTTCTGCTTAGAGTAAGGGAAGAAAGCAATGGTGAAGCACCCATCCGGCAACTTTGAGATCTCCTTCGCCCATTGCAGTGCATTTATGCCTGTCATCGTCGTTTCCATGCTCGAAATTACCGTTTTTACCCCCCTCTCGAAAGGACGAGCCGAGGGCACTGTCATATTTCCGGACAAATGCCTTTTTTTGCACCTCAAACCGCTTTTTCAGCGGGGCGTGGAGAATTTCGTCTTACATTTTTTCGTTTTTTTGTTTTCAAAACGTCTTTAACCTGTAAACCTGTATTTTACATATAAAAACGATGTCAAAAGCATTATATTATATAAGATTTACGGATAACGATATTACTCTAGTATGTACATTATATCCCTATATTTTCGGGCAAATCATCCGGTATATTACTTAATTCACCTTGTATTCTATCACCGTATAACCCGAAAAGTAGATAAATTAGTGCAGAAGGAAGCTGTGTTGTAAGTCCTGCCTGGTGTTTCAATGGCACTTTAACTTCAGAAGATTTATCTAGTTCAATACGCCCGTCCGTTTTCTTTAAAGGGGAAAGCGGAATGGCACTACAAAGGTTCGGGCATTCATTCTCATCTATCCGACATACGGGTAATGCATTACTTCGTTCACCAAACAAGAGCAATAAAAGCTTAAATTGCTGCCAGTGGTAGATTGTGGATTGTCCTTCGTTCATAAGTTCAACAGTAAAGCCGTAACTTTCTAATTCTCTTTTCAATATACGAGCATCAGACGTTATTTTTTCAAGGTCTTCACGACGTTTATTGGCTGCCCGGTCATGATAAAGCACAATGTGTTTATTAATCGCATCAGTTCCAAAATAATCAAATATTTGCTTTGCCAGCTCCGGCTGTTCTGCCGGATAATAACATGTAAATTCTTTCAGGACACGGAGCTCATGACCATAATCCCTTTCCTGGGCAGCCACAATACTGGAAAAGTGTCCGGGATCGTAGCCAAGAAAAATCCGTTCACGTTTATCGTAATATTTTAGATACCTGGAAGTTAAAACAAAGTGTTCACGCAAATCAAGTTTTAAGATTGATTCATAGCGATAGCCATCGGAGAACTGGTGCTTGTCTTTCCGATAGTTTGCAAAGAATTTATTAACGACTTCCTTCTTGCGGATTGCACAAATAGAAGTCAAGAACTCATCGAGGTCAAGTGATTCAAGCTGTGTGCGGAAAAATTTAGGCCCTAGTATATCCTTGTTCGCAAAAGAAGAAGCACGGATATAGTAACTCGCATTTCTACGCATATCCGCAAGGCGTGGCTTCCAAGCTGCTACAACACGTTTTGCTTTCTCTGTTTCCAAACGTAGAGCTTCAATGATGACAGGATTCTTTTCCTCTCTCATCCGGATATTATTGCGGTATATTTTATATAGGGCTGCATGCAGATATAAAGAGGCTGATGCGATTTCATCAATAAGCTGCTGATTGACATTATTTTCATACTCTTCGTACCAATTGTCTTCCCCTAAGTCCAAACGGGCAGTATCTGACACGCCGGTTATGCCTTGATAATAATGTGACATACGGATAGAAGCTGAAGAACCACGCAGAGACGGGAACAAACGAGTTTTTAACTTCTCTCCTTTATTGTGTTTCATTTCCTCCACGAAGGCATGTACTCCACTTCGACCGGCAACAGATTCAGGCTGATCAGAACTCACCATTTGCAGATGATGGCCATCACGAAACAGAATGCTATGTTTTGGATAAGCAATCGGATATCGAGGCTTTCGGAAATGGGAAGGTATTTTCGTTTCCCCCACGATGTAATCAATACCATATTCAAGCATAGAACGCCGCCCATCGCCCACCGGCTTGGAAAAATATGCCTGAATATTAGGCCACACGTTTGTCATTAGAGCCACGTATGTTTTATGAACCAAGAATGAAAGCTCTCCAGGCATATCATTTGCAACACGAATGATACGTGGTCCCATCACTCCTTCAGTTTTACCCGTAGCACGGCCGGCTTCTACAATGAGTACATTTGAGTCAACGACATTCGCCCTAATCTGCATCGCATTTTGATAGCATTCTTCAAACGATGCTGTCAAATCTAAAGTAGCAGCACCAGCACTAAGCGATTGCGATGATTGTGAATAAAGTTCTATACCCATATTATTCTCCCGTCTCTTCAGGTTCTATAATTTCTGCTTCTTGGATATCGGCATCACGTAACAAACGTTTTTTATCAGCCTTTTCAATAGGGAGCGAATCAATTAGGTTAATATAAAATCCCTCATTGTTCTTACGTGCAATCTCCTTGATTGATTTCTTCTGAAAACCGAGATCTTCAGGAGTAAGATTCGGAGAAATAAGAAAGACAATGCCAAGATCACGATCCGCTTCGGCTATTTCCGAGGCTCTACGCCGACATTCCAAGGCCGCATTATAACATTTCTCCTGTGTCTTGTAATCTCCCCTTACAGCGCATAATTTCGCCAAATCCTCGTATTTGTCTGCATAATTAGACTCCCAAACCTTGATAGATACATTATTATCGATATTAAAGTAATTTATGGCAGCATAGATACGGGCCTTACAAGTCCGTTCATCAATATTAATCCGTTGAGAAGCATTAATCCTCTGCCGTAATAACTTGGCTGCACGAGTGATATTCCTCTCATATTCAAATATCTCTGCCGCCCATTGTAGCTGCTTTAAAAATAGCCGAATTTCCTCCGGAATCCCAGAACAACTTCCAGTCGTCAGGAACTCTGAAATCAGATCCGGATGTATCTTATCAAGGTGGTCTAATTGTGTCATACTCCAAACAGTTGTTTTCGCAGGTCTAATTCAACACGTAAATTCTTACGCTCCTCCAAAGTGTTAATCGCATCAATGTCTCCAGCTTCTGCCTTCTTCGCAAGTTCTGCATCAATATTATATTCTCCAAGAGCACGCCCATTATTATATGCATCATAATACACGTCTCCAGAGAGGGTAATTCGGACAATCAATGCTAACTTCTCCTTACCACGAAGTCCAAGCAGACTGCAGATGCGTTGTGGAGTGTACCCGAGTGCGCCAAACGTGCGCACCTGGGATACATACTCCTCACCGATTTGAGTAATCTGGTCTACATCAGAGGTAGGTGTCAGTTCATTTTTCATGCAATGAGTTTTAATGTTTCTTCAGTATTCATCAATTCCCCTCCACGGATAAGCCGAACAGGTTGCTCCGGAAACATAGCCCGGTATCGAGATACAGTAGCAGAGACATAACGTGGATCAATCTCCATTGCACAACAAATTCGATCTGTTTGTTGACATGCCAAGAGTGTAGAACCGGATCCGGAGAAGAAGTCTGCAACAATCTGCCCTGGTAAACTAGAATTGCATATAGGATAAGCCATTAGAGCAATAGGCTTCATGGTTGGATGAATGGCATTCCGTTGCGGTTTATCAAAGTTCCAGACAGTCGTTTGTTTCCGATCAGAATTCCAAAAGTGACCAGCACCAGGTTTCCATCCATAGAGACAAGGTTCATGTTGCCACTGATAGTCCTGACGGCCCATGACCATCGAGTTCTTGACCCACACACAGCATTGTGATATTTTAAATCCCACCTTCCGGAGAGATGCCCGGAAGTTCTCGCCTTCACTATCGGCATGGAATACATAGTAAGCACCACCTGGCTTCAAGATTGAGAACATAACTGTAAATACTTGGCGAAGAAAGGTGGCAAACAGATCATTTTCCATCGAGTCATTCTGAATAGTCAGTTCATCCTCCGTCGCTCCCTGATAGGCAACATTATACGGCGGATCTGTGACAAGTAAATCAGCGTATTGACCATTCATTAGTGCAGACACATCCGTTTTAGACCGGCAATCCCCACACATCAAACGAGTATTACCAAGCAACCAAATATCCCCAGACTGGGCAAAAACAGAACCAGGAGAATCTTCGTTTTCAGAAGGAATAGAAAAATCCACCACATCCTCCTGTACGTTTTCAGACTCATGCTCTTGTGCGAACAAAGGAGTTGCAATGGAATAATCTACAGCTTTGACCTCATAACCGAGGTTAAAACGCTCCATTGTGTCGCCATCAATATCGTACTTTTTAAAAAGTAAAGTATCGGGGTTCTTTGTTGCAAACTCCGAGTTATACGCTGCTATTTCTTCTACAGCCTCTTTTTTATCTGCAGCAAAGATTGGTTCGTAAGGTATTTCAGGTATTGTAAACCCTGATTTTCGCAATGCTAGTAATGCTTTGCGTCGCTGATGAGCATCAATGATCCACAACTTTCCATCCGGATCCTTCCAGGCTTTAAATGCATACTTGAAACCACGGGTGATAATAAGCATCTGTAGTTTCGATAATTTATCAGGATCCGATTTCTTAAAATCCTCCTGAAGCTCTAAGAACGAATCCAGCGGGGCAGTCGGCAAACTACCCAAATTAAATACTTCTATTAGCTTTTCCATAATTACTTTGATTCTTCGAGAATTGATTTAAATAAGGCTTCCCGGTCACGAAACCGGCGAAGATGTTCTTTATCTTGCGTCCGTTTATCTATACGTTCCGGACGCTTTAGAAAGGATTCGTATCTGCGAATATTATCGGAGCAATTCTTATACCGACGAAGGAACTCCAAGGGATCAGACGTTCGTAAACGTTCTAATTCAGCTCTTTCAGACCGATGAACGATAAGCGGATGTTTGTACCGAAATACTCCAGTGTCGTTGTACGCTTGCAGCTCGGAGAATGCCTGTAAGTTCCGAATTCGTAGTTCAGCCATGTCAACGACTGCACGACTGGTCGGTTTCTTATCTAGCAATTCATCGAGCTGCTTCATTTTTTTCCAAGTCTGCACACGATCATTGTACAGGATCGTAGCTATTTGGACGTTTTCGTCTTCGAGGTTTTCCCAGTCGATTTGCGGGTACTCTTCGTGCTTTTGCTTTTTGGAGCTACCTTGGTAGGTTCTTTTTTTTTCTCTTCCTCTAAGGCTTGTTCAGCCAGTTCCGCACGTTCTTCAGCTTCTGTTCTTGCATCCTGCTCCGCCTCGAGCTCTTCTTTCAGTTCCTGGTTCTCTTGTTCCAAGACTTCAACTTGTTCTGCAGCTTGAGGTGCACATTTTTCGGCCTCTTGCTCTTTCTGCTTACACAGTTCCGTTTCAGCCTGCTTTTCGTAAATCTCGGCATCGATCTCAAATGGGTTCTTTTCTTCTTGCACAGAAGCTCTTCCCACTGCCCCTTCCTTAGTAGCCAAGTCAGTTTCCGTATTTCCGTCATGGGAATCTTCAGTTTTTGAAGAACAGACAGGAGTTCCTCCTGATCCTTCTGAATTGTCAGATAACAACTGTTGAGAAACATCAAGTGTGTTCCTGGCTTTATCACAATTTCTCGGAGTGTCCCCTCCTGATTGAATCTCTCCTCCAGTACATGTTCCACTGGTATCAGGTATATTTTTTTCTCCATTTGCTTCTTTGGCTTTTTCACTTTCACGACGATTTATCCGGATAGCATTCTTTGGCTTAAAGTCTAACAATGTATAAAGGATATCATCTGCATAGCGTTGTGGGTTACGGGCAAACATCTTAAGTTTAGGATGTGCCGGGGCAGATGCCCGAAGCAGACGCAAGTCTACTTCGGCAGCCGCCGGATTACGTAACTCATTAAAGTATTTTGTTTTCTCTTTAAATCCGTACATAATTTATGCTGTTTGAATTCGACTTCCTGAAACTTCAATAAGAGTGGCTGGATCCAAAATTCGGAATGTAATGGAAGAACCGGCTTTTGCTGTCCAGGTGACTCCATCTTCCAAAATAAATGTGGCACCATCTGCTATTGTCGCAGCCTTATCTGTGCCAGTACCGGTTAAAGTGATATGTCTGCCTTTATCATTATTCGTCAAGCCCGAAACCGTTTCGATCGCATAAGTTGCAGCTGTACCGTTCGGGATCTCATAGGAGTTGCTTGTTGATTTAACAGCCAAGTCTTTAGTTCCCGCTGTATGCACTTCCGCCGGAGCCTTAACAATATCACCAATATACTTGTAATACTGAGTCACAGAGGTACGTTCAAAAGTGAAGGTTATATAACGGCCATCTTTATCATTCTTCGCTTCATAAGACTTCAAGACCATCGGTCTATCATATTCCCCTAATATATACCATTGATCCTCTCCGATCTCCTTAAACAATATCACAAACTTACCTCCGGAATGTTCCTCTATAAAGTTTAAGAGCTGATCCCGCATGCCACCCATGATCGCGACAAACTGATTTGTTCCGCTTGTTGTAATATCACCTTTTTCCCCATTGCCGACATAGGTTGGAATGTCGTGCGCTTCAAAATACTTCATATATTCCCCCAGAAGCATTGGAAGAGTGGAGACCTCACGATTCGCGTTGGCCCTCGGAAATTTCACATCCGGATTGATTTGATGAACATCTATCAGATAAATCTTATAGGCAATATTAGATCCATGGGTGTTCTTGTCAGAAACATCTTCAACATTACCAATGGCCATCATAGAAGCAAGAGAAGTTCCTGTGAATCCTGTCATACAAAACATGGAATGATCAGGATCCAGGAACATACCAACAACAAAAACAATGGCAAAAAGAAGTGCAAGAGATAAAAAGAGTTTTACCTGCATTTTACATGCATATTGATTCCCTTTTTTATAAGGGTTACTGATTTTTTTAGCTTTCATAAAACATCAATTTTGTAGTTAAGAAAAAGGGTGGGCAGAACTCCCACCCCTGAAAACAAACACCTATTAAAAACTGAAATGACTATCTTACACCAGGAAGGTTCGGCTGCAATTCTGCATTGACTGTACGTACACCACCAACACAGCGTTCCAGTTCTCGGAAATTCCCCTTACTATTTAGAAGAACAAGGATATAATCACCTTCCGCTTTCGGAGTATAAGCTTCAGTGATATCTCCGAATTTTCCAGTTTTGGAGATTGTGGAAGCATTAGTCTTGGAACCACATTCAATAAGATATCCGACGCCAGGTTTTGCATTTTTGATGTCAGTGATTACAGTTGCTTTTGTGTTTTCACCTGTAATTTGCCAAAAACCATCCTTTGCGTCAATTTCGGTAGCATCAACTGCAACATCAACGGAAGGCTTATTCATGAAAATTTGCTGCCATTCGAAGTTATTTTGAACAAGTTCAGCACGTGTTTTGAAACGGCGTCCCAAGAATGCGGCAGCCGTACCTTCCTTCCAGGTAGACCAACATTTTACCATTTCCATGTCATCCTTTGCTTTAAAGGCCATCATCTCTCCTGGAATGTATTCCAAGAACTGCAAGTTGCCTGGAATATCAAGGAACATCAAGCAGCTTTGCCCTAAATAAGGCATCCATCGGATGTGAAGTTCGGTATCAGGAACAATATTCAGATAACTGTTAGGGCCAGTGAAATCAAGGTCTTTGCCGTACTTGGCCCGGCAACCTTCCTTCCACCAAGTTTGATGCAAGCTATTCAGATAAATAACATGCTGATCTAGATCCATATCTTCCGTACATTTTTCAATAATGTCAGCCACGAATTCCTTCACTGCATCCACCATGGTTTCCTTCGTATATGAGCGATAAGACTCATCGTCATGCAGCAAAATTTTATTTTCATGATAATACCGGAGCAATGTGTAGATAAGACCCGTAGAAGCATTCAAAAAATGAGATGGAACACCCTTTTCCGGAGTGGCATAAACACCACGAACACGACGTTTATTCTGTTCTACTTGTGCTGTTTCTAAGGTATTGACAATACAATACTCAATCAAAGACCATTTGATAGGATCAGAGCCTTCCTTATTGAGATAACCGATGTACATTCTTTCCAGTTTCTTCATTGGGCCGAATTTCATCTTAATCATAGCGTCATCAACATGCCCCATCTCGTTTTCGAGCTTCATGCCGCCTTTCCAAACTTCGCCTTCTTGCCAACCTTGAGAAACTTCATCGAAGAAAGTATTGAATACAAGGTCATGATCTTGTACACCATATCTCACCGGGAAGAATTGAGTTAACTCACGTTTCTTCAGAACATGGGCGATTAATGAATCCTGACGACGAATTACATATTGATCACCGACTTTAGCATCGTCAACTCCCGAAAGGTCCGTTGAGAATTCACCTGCTGCAAGCTTTACCGGATCAAGCAGATGATTCTTATTCAAATATTCATAACGCCGAGCAAGAGATTTTGAGAAAACAGCCACTTCCTGAAAGAAAGCTTTCTCTTCACCATCCTCTATATTAGTAGAGGAGTAATCAGGGTTTTCCGTAATCTTATTCCAACGTTTCGACATGTCAAACATAGGAGCTTCAATGCCAAACAAATGTTTTGCAGTAGTGCCGGGTCCATTAATTCTCATAGTTACAGGAGTTCTTACCACTGCAGATGGAGTATCGGCTGCAGTTTGATCAGACATTTGTCTCACTAAATTCTGTAATTCACCATTTTGCTTTACTACGCTCCTGGCTAACTCAATAACACCTTCCGGTGTAGCTTCAGGCTGATTAAGCGACTTTTCTTCCTTTTCATCCGCATTATTAGCAACTGCGGGAGGAGCCACAACACCGGCCAAAAGCGATTGCAACTGATTCATTTCATCCTGCGACATTTGCTGTTGCTGCTGTGCCGAATCTGCCTCCATATCTTCACGAAGATTTGCCTGAAATTCTTTCTGATAACGAGTAGCAATTGCTACAATGTCTTCAGATGTTAATTGCTTAGCCGTTGCCTTATCTGATAGCTTCAGAAGTTGTAAGACATTTCCTAATTTTTCTCTAAAGTTCATAATTAATTGATTGTTAAATTAGACATACTGATTTATTTTATTTCGGAGGGAAATGCTATCCAAGTATTCTCGTCCACGCGAGTTTGCGTGGACGATGGCTTCAGGAAGGGTCATCATGGAATCAATTAACCCTTTATCAATCGAATGTTGAGTATCAAAAGTTTCACCTTGGAATACTGGATCATCTTCAGGGAGGTTGGCTAGTTTAGGACGAGATGATTTTACTTCGTTTAAAAATTGGACTGTAAGCGGATCCAACACATCTTCAACATACTGTTCCGGGTGACCAGAACGCAAATCTTCGAATTTCTTATTCTTGAGTGGGGATAGACTTGATTTCTCTTGGATAAGTTTAATGCCTAGTTTCTCATAATAAGCAGAAAAATCATAAAAGCTGATCATCGTACCAATGCATCCGATTTGATCGTTTTTCGTTAATGCATGTATGCCATTAGCACTATGACAAGCAATATAGTAACCGGCAGATGCGCAATATTGCTCCACTAAGACTTCTACGGGTTTCTTAAGCGAACGCATTGTTTCCGACAGCCGATCTAAATACCAGGCTTCACCGCCACCTGAATTAATGTGAAGGAAATGCACAGAAATTGAAGGATTGCTCTCTGCAGCAATCAAATCTTTCTCAAATTGTTTTGAGGAAAAATACCAGGATGAATTAGAAGTAATCGTACCAAATATCCGATGATAAGCAATAGAGCCTTCCGGTAGCTCCTCTGATGAGAAATCGTTGGTTAAACTTATGTCTTTAAGTTCTGCAGTACATGCTATTTCTTTTTTAAGTCTAGCAATAGCCTTATCCACCTGTTCTTTATAAGTCGGCGGATCCGATAGAAAGAAAAAAGATCCAGGCACGGGACTCTTTTGGTCCAGAAGCGGAAAACACTCCATCATGGCAGCAGCATAAGCTTCTGCCGTGATGAAGAGATTAGATGTAATAAGTAAGTTACGAAGAAATGTCCTATTCATTGTAGCGCATCTTTTCAGCGAAGGTAGTCCATGAAAAGAAGGCTATGAAGGACCGTTTATGCAGCTGAAAATGGCGAATGAAGCATTTTACAAGATATTTTCAAAGTCGCTGTGTTCAAATTTGCAGATATGGATACTAAGGCCGGAATATCTTCTGTACCTATCATTATATCCTTTCCCGAAGAATCCTGCAGATAGATAATAGCGTATCTTTCGCATTCAAACTCTTTCAGCGTATCAATATCTGGAGTTTCAATTGTGATGCTTTGACTACAATCGAATAATTTGCCGGAATTAGAATCTGCATTAGCAGGAATAAAAGAAAAATAATCTGCAAAAAAAACATATTCTTCTTTCTTCATTTTCCTAACAGGTTTTACTCTCAAAATCACAGATAGCTCTTTCATAACTATATAAATATTTGATTATTAACAAGTTCGCCATTTTTCCGCCATTTTCACCGCCATTTCCGGACAAAAAGGGTAGTTCGGTCGTCTATTTTTCAGTCATTTTTTAACTTCTTTTTATATTCTCTTCGTTTCGCACGCTTACTCTGGTTTTCTCTCCAGCGATAATAATTTTTAAGAAGCGCATCTTCCGATATGGAATCAATGCAAAATGAACACATAAATTTATGTATTACTTCAATATTGTATTTCCTATTCACTATCACTTTATTCTCCTCAAGCATCTGATGAAGTTCCAAATTAAACATGCGTCGTATCTCTTTCTCTATAATCCTCACTGAATTAGGAGAAAGAAAATTGAAAACCCTAGGATCCTTACCAATACGCCTTTCTGGTAGAATAAAGGTCAGATTCCCCTCATCAATTGGCGATTGATTTTTTTGTCGTTTGGCCATTAAAGTCCAAATGATATGATAGAGATCAGTATTGTCCGGTATTCTGAATGCTTCTTCAGAACCATTATTATACTTTCCATACATGTATTCAGCCAAATACGGCTCAATATTAATACTAGTCGTAATCAT